AGCCTGTGGAGATGATTCCATAGGGCCAGCAGGAGATGTTATTTTCATACCAGCTAATCTTATCCCCCTGGATATCATAAGCGGGAATACTGAGGAAGAATGAAATGTTACTAGAAACCAAGTCCCAGAACATAATAATCACGGATATCCGGGATATTGCTACTTTCCACCAGCATATAAATAAAGAGCAAGTGAATGTCATAAAACCCGTCAAATCTTTATGGAAAAAACAGCGGGAATTAATTGATTTGAAGATGGCGGGGAATATTATCCAGGCCGGCGGAGTACCACAGGAATTAAACGATATATGGCGGGAGATGATTATCGAATTCGTAAGAGAGGACCTTGCCGCGCAATGGATAAAAAGCATAAAAATTGCTGGTGACGGGATTGCCCGAAAGGTCAACAAGATACAGAGGAAGCAATATGATTTCAATGATGTCATGCAATCCGTTAAGGCATGGATCGATGAACAGGGCGGGGAATTGATTGTGAATCTCACGGCTGCCCAGTATGCCTCTGCACAGGCTCTAATCCAGCAGCAAATCACCTGGGGAGTGACAAGTCCTTATCTTATGGCCCAGAGGATAAAACCTATAATCGGGCTTACAGAACGGGAGGCGATAGCCGTATCCAGGGTTATGTCTACATTGATGGAAGAGGGAATCCCTGCAAATGTGATGAATACCCAGATCGAAAGGTATGCAAAAACACTTCATAACAACCGGGCTTTCAGGATAGCCCGGACAGAGATATCAGATGCCTATAATTTTGGTCAATGGGACTCGGTTAAACAGGCAAGGGATGAAGGATGGTTACCGGGAGAACCGGAAAAGGAATGGATCGCAGGGGGCGGAAATCCTTGTGATACTTGTACTGATAATGAGGGTGATGGAAAGATCCCGGTCAATCAGACCTTCTCAAGTGGGGATGATGTCCCTACGGCACACCCACAATGTCAATGTAGCGTTGGTTATTCTGTTAGGAGGTAGGGATGGACGATAAAAGAACCAAGAAAGCTAAGAAACCTTTCAATCATGTGCTGGAAATCCAGAATGGAATTATCGATATACGGGATATATTCCAGAGGATTGATAAAAGATTGAAAGAAAAGCAGGAGGCCCGAAATGGGAAAATCAGTACATAACGATGTTTTAGACGCGGCTCTTCAATATCTGGAGGATAATGCGGACTATATGACCGCCTGTGAGGGCGAGCCGACGACTTATGAACATGCTCATTCTGAGAAAGGGACGGGAGCGGGAAAAGCCCTTGCAGATGTCGTGCCGACTTTTACTGGGCCTGGGGATGGGGATGCGAATGGACGTAAGACTACACTGGATGAAAAAGCGGCCGTGGATGTCGATCAATCGGGCGATGCTGATCATGTAGCCTTATGTGATGTTTCGGAAACAAAGCTCCTCTATGTCACGACCTGTACGCTTCAGGCATTGACGCAGGGGAATACGGTCACCTTTCCGGCCTGGGATATTGAGATTGCAGATCCGAGTTAATTTCGAGAGGTGTTAATGTGCGAAGATTTCTGTCCTTATTTTTGGTATTTGGGGTTTTGTTAATGGCACAATATATGCGTCCAATTTCTGACCACCATGCAGGGGGATGGACTCCATTTCCTACGAGCCCTACAACCCTCTATGATAAAATTGATGAAGCAATATCTGATGACGATAGCACCTACATTAATGCTGATGAGAACGGAAGTCATTGTGCCTATAAACTAGATTCCGTAACTGATCCAGGGGTATCAACGGGGCATATTCTTCATGTACTTTTCAGGTCACAAGGAAGCGATCTTGCAGAGAAATTAGATGTAAAACTTGTGTATGATTATGGTGGTCCTGGACAGAATTTTTTCGTTGATCTACAGAATCAGACAAACAGAAGCGATAATTATTTAGACGTAAATTATACTCTTTCAGAAGCCGAAGCCGATGCAATTTTAGATTATAGCAAGGTATATATCCATCTTACCGAAGATGGTGTTGAATCGGGCGAATGGATAAGAGTGACACAGGCTTACCTCGAAGTCCCAGATGCAGGAGGAGTTACTCTAGTCGTTGCTGATGGGGTTCACGATCATCTTACCGATAATATTGATTTAACACAGGCTCATATCCTGGCAATCGCAGAGGTTTTGCATAGTCATTTATCGGATAGTATTGATTTGACTCAAGCTCATTTACTTGCTATCGCGGATGCCCTCCATGCCCACATGGTCGATCCGATAATTCTCTCACAGGCCCATCAATTAGCGATAAGCGACGGCGGACACGATCACCTCGCGGATAACATAACACTTGACGTTGCGATCATGCTTATCATCCAGGATGCCTTACATGGAATCTCGGCAGATGGCATCACACTTTCTCAAGTTCATCAACTATTGATAAATAATGCAGCTCATGGGCATACCGTTGACCCGATTCTCTTATCACAAGTCCATAATCTTGCCGTAAACGATACCCTCCATGACCACCTCGCAGATAATATCGATCTTTTTATCGGAGTCCTCCTGGTCATAGCGGATACCTTGCATGGTCATGCGGCAGAGAATATCACGCTTTCACAGGTACATAATCTTCTAATCAATGCCGGACTCCATACTCTTGCGTCTGATCCCATCACATTGACTCAGGTTCACAACCTGATAGTAGCTGGTGGATTGCATGAGCACTTGGCTGACAACATTGATCTAATACTCGAGGGGATCGAATATGCCAAGATGGGTTCACGGCCTTTAGAAAAAGAAGATGTCGTACTTATTGGTAGTAAGGACTCCGTTTTTATTGGAGAAAAAGGGATCATTTTAATATCAGAAGACGAGAATTAGGAGAAGAATATGGAAACCTATAAAATTACTCCGATAAAAATTAAAGACGACCCTTTGCGGCAGATTATAGAAATCGAGGGGATCAAATTCTCCTATGGATTTTTTAAATTTTTCGGGAAGGAGTCTAATGAAGGGGCGATATTCCAAATACTAAAACACAAAGACGGGGAAATTATTATTAACCGCCTGGAGGATTAATTATGGAAACCAAAGACTTTAAATTCAACCTAGATGATATAGACGAAGAGAAGGGAACTTTTACGGGATTTGCTTCTGTTTTTGATGTTGTGGATAGTTATAATGAAGTAGTCCTTCCTGGTGCATTTAAAAAGACATTAAAAGAGAATGATGGGAAATTTCCCCTAACTTGGTTCCATGATATAAGGGAACCGCTGGGAATTATTTATCCCAAAGAGGAGAATTTGGGATTAAGAGTAAAGGGACATTTAAATCTAGATGTTCAATCGGCCAGGGAGAAAAGAAGTCTTATACAACAAGGGGCTATCTCAGGTATGTCTATCGGATTCAAAACCATGCAGGATAAATGGGATAACGAAATTCGGAGATTGAAAGAATGTAAGTTACATGAAATTGCACTCATAACCAGAAACTTTCAAGCCTGTCCTGGTGCGGATATTGACAGCATAAAAGCGGAGGAATTCAAGCCCTACCCCAATGAACATTCAGCACGATTGAAAGATCCAAAATTATTCAATTCGGAAACATTCAGAAGGAAGAATGATGGAAAGATTTATGGATCAAAGAAAGTGCCATCAACCGTAGCTGTGATATGGGGAAAGCTCAAGGATAATGATGATCCCGATGATAATCCTATCCCTCAAGCATTGAGATTTCCAACTAAAAGCTGGACGATTGCAGAAGCGAAGGAATGGTTGAAAGATAATAACATCTCATATATCCGGTTTGAAGCAGCGGAGAAATCCCTTGAGGGAATATTAGGTCGGATATTATCTATCGAAACAGCTAAAAATCTCTCAAGAGAGAGTTTCGAATTAATAAAGAATTCAATAACCCATCTGGAGACACTCCGGGAGGAATGGGAGCCGCTTGAAATTGGCACTCTCGGACCTACCTGGGAGCCGTCATTTGAAGGGTTAAGTTCAGAGCTTAAAAAGCTCAATATATCACTAGGAGGAAATATTGGATGAAGAAAAATTAAAAAAACTTCTCGAGGAACAGAGAACTCTCGTAGAGGGAATCCGTAAAAAGGTCGAGGATAAAGAGAACGGGATCTTTACCAAAGGCGAGGTTCAAGAATACGAGGAGAAAGCAAATAAACGCTTTGATGAAATAGCCGAGGAAATCAAGAAGATCACAGCCGTTGAAACCCGCCTTGATGAGATCGAAACCAAGATGAAGCGAGTGCCGCTAGGTGAGGAGAAAGAAAACGAGGTGGATCTTGAGAAAAAAGCCTTTGATAAATGGGCACGGTTTGGATCTCGTGTCCTAGAAGAGGATGAACAGAAAGCACTCAGACCCGGTAG